GTCCTAAAGGCTCAAAGGACAAGTCCACGATGAAGGCCCGCGAGATGATTGCGAGCTTCATTGATGGCAATGCTAGCCGTCTAAACGACTGGCTGGAGGAAGTTTACGAGCAAGACGGCCCACGGGCGGCGTTCAACTGCTTTTCCGACCTGATTGAATACCATGTGCCCAAGCTGGCGCGAAATGAAGTAACTGGCCCGGATGAAGGCCCTGTGGAACTCGTAATTTCGTGGCAAGAAAAGAAGTAAGCAAGCATGGCCAAGTCGGACGCACAGAAACTGGCTGAAGTTCTGGCGTCTGCGCGGCCCTTGCAGCGTCCTACGCTGCCCACAGACGCCGACCCTGAAAGCCGACTGACGCCGGGGCAAAGAACCGGGCTAGATTACAGCCGGGAAAAATATGCTGATGGGTCTTATCAAGTAAATCCCGGCAATGACCCGTCAATCACCAGCTTCATGGGCGCTATTGACCAAACGCCAGAAGGCGATTTTATCAATTACCCGACTTTTTTTGACGGCAAAGTAATTGACCGCAAAGCGGCGTTGCAACGCGCTTTTGATTACGAAGAAAAGACTGGCAAGAAGTTTGCCCGCTATCCGACTGTTAAAGAGGCGGAACACGGCGAAATGCAAGTCGTTCACCCCATCATGGACGCTGATTCCCAGAAGGTCTTGGCTACTCCAGAAGCCAAAAAACGCTTGAGAAATGCAAAATAATGGCTGTAAAGGCTATCAGCATTGAGTATTCGCCTCGCGATGCGTTCATGCCATTCCACAACCGCACGCAGCGGTGGGCTTGCCTTGTGGCGCATCGTCGGGCTGGCAAGACGGTTTCGGCGGTCAACGACATCATACGGGCGGCGGTTACTTGCAAGACGCCCAACCCGCTTTTTGCGTACATAGCCCCGTTCCGCAGTCAGGCCAAGAGCGTTGCCTGGGATTATCTGAAACGCTTTAGCAAGCCCATTACACAGGCCGCAAATGAAGCCGAACTCCAGATTGATCTCATCTCCGGTGCCCGCATTCGTCTGTTTGGCGCTGATAATGCCGATGCTATGCGTGGTTTGGGTTTTGACGGTATTTTTATGGACGAGTATGGCGATTTTCGACCTTCTGTATGGGGTCACGTCATTCGTCCTACGCTTTCTGACAAGCAGGGTTGGGCCGTTTTTGGCGGTACTCCCAAAGGTAAAAATCAATTTTGGGATATTTACCAGACTGCTAAACAGAATCCGAAAGAATGGTTCCTTCTGAGGCTGACGGCGACGGACAGTGGGATTTTGCCGCAAAGCGAGCTTGATGCGGTCAAGTCTCAGATTACGCCTGACCAGTATATGCAGGAATACGAGTGCAGCTTCGAGGCGGCAATCCTCGGCGCGTTTTATGGTGTCGAGATGCGCGAGGCGGCAGACCAGGGCCGCATCAGCGCCGTGCCTTATGATCCGGCGTTGCCGACATATACGGCTTGGGACTTGGGCTTTCGGGACGACACGGCAATTTGGTGGTACCAGGTGGCCCGGAATGAAATCCACGTTATTGATTACTATGCGGTGTCGGGCGCGAGCATCGAGGACATTGCAAAGGTCGTTACGGAAAAACCCTACCATTATGGTAAGCATTATTTACCACATGATGCGCGAGCTAAAACCTTGGCTGCGCAGGGTAAGTCTGTCATTGAGCAGCTCGCGGAGTTTTTGGGGTTAGCCAACATTGCTGTTGTGCCTGACCTTGGCGTTCAGGACGGCATTCAGGCTGTTCGCATGACGCTGCCCAAGTGCTGGTTTGACGAACTTAAGTGTTCGGAAGGCATTGAGGCGTTGCGCCAGTACGAGCGAGAGTTTGACGAAGACAAGAAGGCATTTCGCGCGGCACCCAAGCATAACTGGTGTTCGCATCCGGCAGACGCATTTCGTATGCTGGCTGTGGCATGGCGGGGCGAGACGCCTACGAAGATTCTTGCGAGTGAGCGCCCATTGATTGTGGGCAAAGAAAACACGGCAACGCTTAACGATATGTGGGCGTCTGCCAAACCAAAGAGAAGGGCTAGACTATGAGTGGTGTTAGCAATCCGTATGAGTATCAGTATGAACACGTTGCCGCGTCACAGACGGCGCAGGTTCTTGGCGGGACGGGAGCGGTGGGCGACTATCTGCATCGTTTGATCTGCACGGTCAGCACGGCGGCGACAAGCGTTGTAACGATCTTGGACGGTTCGACTTCGCATACAGTCTTGCCGAATGCTGTTGGCGGGGGCATTGGCGTTTACAACATTGAAGTAAATGCGGCGTCCAAAACCGGCGCATGGAAAGTCACGACTGGCGCTGGCGTTGAAGTTCTGGCCGTGGGTATCTTCAGTGCGTAAGGCTGGATTGTACGCAAACATTTTGGCAAAGCAGGAACGGATCAAGGCTGGGTCGGGCGAGAAGATGCGTAAGCCGGGCGAGCCTGGTGCGCCGACTGCCAAGGCGTTTGTGGAATCTGCCAAGACTGCCAAGGACGCAAAGAAAGACAAGAAATGACCGCAGCATGGACGCGCAAGGAAGGCAAGAATCCCAAAGGCGGCTTGAACGCCAAGGGACGCGCGTCCTACAAGGCTGAGACTGGCGGGACGCTAAAGCCCCCGGTCAAGTCGGGCGACAATCCACGCCGCGCGTCATTTCTTGCCCGCATGGGCGGTATGCCGGGTCCGATGGAAAAGAATGGCAAGCCTACGCGCTTGGCGCTGGCATTACGGGCGTGGGGTGCGTCCAGCAAAGCAGACGCAAAATCCAAGGCCGCCGCAATTTCTAGTCGTAACAAGTAAGGAACATCACATGGCTATCGACCCACAGCGCCTAGCGGAAATCATGCAACGTATGCAGTTGGCCCAGCCCAATGGCCCCGCGCCTGACGGCGCTCAGATGGGCGGTGCGCCCATGCCCCCGCCTGACATGTCTTCGATGGGCGGCCCGCCGATGGGTGACCCGATGGGCGCTCCGCAGGGCGTCCCCATGCAGATCAACGGCACAATGACGCCGCAGCCAATGGGCGGCCCGCCTCCTGGCATGGCTCCGCGTCCCATGATGCCGCCCGGTGGGATGCCGCCGCGTTAAGGAATTAGGTCATGGTTGATAATACAGAAAGATTATCCCAAATCATGCAGCGTATGCAGGTGTCCAATCAAAGGACATTGGGCAATCGTTTCGGTGGCGGGTACAGCGGTGCATCCAGCGCAACTGCGCCAACGCCGCCGTCTGAACAGATAGATTTTACGAAAAATACGCTTTCACCGCCATCAATGGCAGAGCCTGACGATACTGGGCCAGGGCAGCAAATGCCGTCTGTTATTCAGCCGCCTGCTTCCGGCAATGTTGGTATGCCGTCTGGCGGCAATGCGTATTCCGGCAACCAGCCGGGCGTATCGCCATCTACGCGCGATCTGTATTCATTGCCTGATTACAGCGGCGGGATGCGCGGAGGCATGGGCGGCGATGACCGTCTTGACAGGCTTTTGAAGATGCTTTCCAGCTACATGGGATCGCAGATGGCCCCGCCAAGCGCCGCGCCACCGCCTGCGGCAGCCCAAGCAGGCATAGGGTACTTACCCGCCATTGGAGTAGGCACCCCAGGGCAGGCCACGCCTGATATGCAGAGCGCTGTTGGTTCAAATGGTTTAGATTTTGGTATGACAAACGATCCTGCTGAACAAGCTAGAAGGCAAGCACAACAGAGAATGGATTTTCAAGCGGCTAATCCGGGGCAATCTATGGATAATGCTCTTAAAGGATTAAACAGGTCAGTATAGGAAAGTTATTAATATGGCATTGGAAAAAGTCGATTCGACTGTCCAGAGACTTCTTAGCAATATTCATACTTACAACAATGAATATAAGAAGTGGGAAGCGCGTACCACGAAGATCATTCGCCGTTACCGCGATGACCAGGGTACTAGCTCCGGCATGAACGAAGCCGCGCGGTTCAACATCCTGTGGTCCAACGTCAGCACGTTAGTTCCGGCTGTGTATGCCAAGCTGCCCAAGGCCGATGTCTCACGGCGGTTCGGCGATAACGATCCCGTGGGCCGCGTTGCGTCCTTGCTGATCGAACGCGCCCTTGATTATGAAATTGAGCATTACCCTGATTTCCGTTCGTCTATGCGTCATGCTGTAGAAGATCGTTTTCTTGGCGGGCGCGGCGTGTCGTGGGTGCGCTATGACCCGCATATCAAGCAGCAGGACGTTCCCGAAGATGGCTACCAAATTACCGAAGACATTGAAGAAGGCGAAAGCCGTGAAACGGAAGGCGACATCCTCAACCAAACAGCCGGAAACGATGGTCCCCCTGAAGAAATTGACTATGAGTGCGCTCCCACCGATTACGTTCATTGGAAGGATTTCGGCCATTCTTGCGCTCGTACTTGGGAGGAAGTAACCCAAGTCTGGCGCTGGGTGTATATGTCCAAGGACGCTGTGGCGGAACGCTTTGGCAAGAAGGTTGCCAAGAAGATTTCGTTTAACAGCAGCCCAGACAGCCTGACGAAGTACGGCCAATCGTCTAAGAACAACGACAAGGCCAAGATTTGCGAACTGTGGGACAAGGAAACCGCTAAGGTTTACTGGCTCATGGATGACTATGTTGAACTGCTGGACGAGCGCGAAGACCCGCTAGACTTGGAAGGATTCTTCCCCTGCCCCAAGCCGCTATACGCGACCACGACCAGCGATAGCCTCATCCCAGTGCCTGACTTCATCCTTTATCAGGATCAGGCCAATGAACTCGACATTCTGACCGACCGCATTGACGGTCTGGTTAAATCCCTGCGCGTCCGTGGTGTGTATGATGCTTCGCAGCCAGCACTACAGCGTTTATTGACGGAAGGGGACAACAATACGTTGATCCCCGTCGATAAATGGATGGCCTTCAGCGAGAAGGGTGGCCTGAAGGGTTCTATCGACCTTCTGCCCATCGAGACGTTGGCCTCCGCGCTCATTAACTGTTACCAGGCACAGGCCAACATTAAGGGGCAAATCTATGAAATTACGGGCATTTCAGACATTCTGCGCGGCGCTGGCGCGGCTTCTGAATCGGCCACGGCCCAGCAGCTTAAAGGGCAATATGCAGGGCTGCGACTGCGAGCTATGCAGGAAAGCGTTGCTCTATTTGCCAGCGAATTACTGAGGCTAAAGGCGCAGATCATCTGCACCAAGTTCCAACCTGAAACTATCCTGCGTCTAGCTGCGGCTGACCAAATGTCTCCTGCTGATAAGCAGATGATCCCGCAAGCCTTGCAACTGATGCAGGATAGTCCCCTTCGTTCGTTCCGCATCCAGGTCGCGGCGGACAGCCTTGTTCAGCTTGATGAGAACCAGAACAAACAAGACCGCATGGAATTTATGAATGCGTTTAGCAACTTCCTGCGGGAAGCTGTCCCGGCTGGTCAGGCATCGCCTGAAATGGTGCCGATGCTGATGGATATGATGAAGTTCGGCCTTGGCGGGTTTAAACAGGGCGCTATCATGGAAGGGTCGATTGACGCGGCTTTGCAGAAGATGATCGCATCTAATGCCCAGAAGGCCCAGAACCCGCAGCCCAATCCTGAGATGCTCAAGGCCCAAGCGGCTGAGAAGACTGCCCAAATGAAGGTTCAGGCTGATGTGCAGAGCCAACAGGCCCGCGCACAGGCTGATATGCAGATTGAGCAGATGAAGATGCAGATGGAGGCGCAGCTAGAGACGCAGCGCCAGCAGCACGATGCCCAGCTTAAGATGCAGGAGCTTGCTGCCAAGGAGCAGTACGAACGCTGGAAGACGGAACTGGACGCTGCCACAAAGATCATGGTTGCCCGCATTGGTGCC